CACATGGATTCGTGAAGGATTCCGCCCGCAGAACACCACACTCAAGACAAACGTCTCCGCTAATAACGGCGGATGGATTGGCGCAGTAGAAGGCGTGAGCAGCATCGCTGTCAATATGTTTTCCCGTCGTCGTCGCCGTGATTGGACGCCAAAGTCGTAAATGATGACAACCGCATGGGCCGCAGTGCTTGGTGATCTGATATGGGCTGGCGTTCTGGTGTATGCCATCCGTACAGTGCAGTCCGCGTGGACGCACCGTGCGGGAGAGTCTATCATGCCTCTCGTAGAAGAAACGGCTATTCCAGAAGATTTGATGGCGCTGGCGATGTCGCAGACAGAAGCGTGGGCGCAGGAAGACCTACTCCGCGTGGTACGAGAAAAGTATGAAGACTTGCGCGACTGGAACCGAGTCCGGGCCGCGATGAATATCGGGAGGATTGACGGATGACCAGCCCCATGACGCCCGAACTAGAGACGGCGATGAACCTCGATCAGATGTTTCTGGACGAGATCAGCGCAGACGTCCCGAAAGACCCCAACGCTGAAGTCGCACCGAATGCGTCGGAGTCACCACTTGCCTACGATGAGCGGGTGGCGGCGCTCCAACGAGCGATGTACGGCTCGACGTTCCCGCTGGCGGAACCGTCCACCGTGGACGACATGGGCGCATGGGCCTCATGGGCACACTGGCTCTGGGATTCCCGCCGCGAGTCCGTGCAGATGCACCTGCACCTGACGGAGCGGAACCGGCTGTTTCGGTCTGGGCAGCAGTGGATCTCCGCGCAGGGACTGGGGCCGTGGCGAGAACCGGCCCGTCCGAAGGATGCAGCACGGGTCGTGTACAACATGATCGACAAGGCGCTGGATCAGCGATTGCAGATCGTCATGGATCAGCGCCCCGGCTTTGCCGTCATGCCGGTCACGCAAGACCCGGACGACAAGCGCAAGGCGCAGGCGCAGCAGTTGGCGCTGGAGTACCAGTACGAGCAGATGCAGATGAGCCGGATTGCGCGAGAGGCGGAGTTCTGGGCGCAGACGGATGGAGTGTCGTTCCTGCACGTGTTCTGGGATCCGGATCGTGGCCCGTGGGATGAGCGGCTGGGCGAACGTCCGGGCGAGAAGAAGCCGATGGGCGATCTCGGCTGCCAAACGCTGCGCGTCGAGCAGGTCCGCGTGTCGCCCAACGCCACGTCCACCAACGCCCCGCAATGGGTCGTCATCCGGGAGGTGATCTCACGGTCTGAGGCTGCCTATCGCTACGGCGAGATCGGCCTCGATGGCGCAGATACCATGTCGGCGATGGGCAATGCGATGGCCTATTCCGGCGCGGAAGGGATGGGGTCGTGGGTGTTGACGCAGACTACGATTGGCGAGGGCCAGCGGCTCCGCGATCAGGAAGTCACCGAGCGCCTGACGATCTATGTCGCCCCGCACCCGGACGCCCTGCCAGAGGGCCTCCAGATGGTCGTGGTGGGGGATACGGTGGTCTATGGCCCGTCGCCCCTCCTCTTTGGTGTGATCCCCGTGGTGCGCGTCCCAGACGGCTCCAGCGACCCGTCGTACTTCCCGCGCCCTGTCATGGAGCAGTGGCTTGACCACCAGATGCGCGTCAATGCGCTGCTGTCCAAGTGGGTGGAAAACATCCGCGTCAATGCCGGGGGCCGGTTCCTGACCCGTCCCAGCGCCATTGCCACGGAAACGTTCATGGGCGGCATCACCTCCATGATCGAAGTCCGTGGCGCGGGGCCGATGTCGGATACGATCCAGCCGGTACAGGGTTTCAGTGTCGGCAACGATGTGAAGGAGGCATTGGCGCTGGAAAAGACGGCGTTTGAGGATGCCAGCGGCTGGAATGCCATGAGCCGTGGGCAGACGACGGGCGACTCGGGCCGCGCCATCATTGCCAGCCGTGAGCAGTTGGAGCGCGTGTTTTCTCCGGCGATTACGGCGCTCGCCAACGCTTACACCGATTGGTGCAAGGTGGTCATGGCGGGGATGGCGTGGGGCTACTCCATGCCGCGCTCGTTGGGCGCGATTGGCAAGAGCCGCCCGGATCTGGCGCGAGCCGTATCTGCCTCGGACTTTGACGGGCAGAGCGATGTCAAGGTCGAGCCGTCTAGCATGATGCCCATGCCGATGGCGTTTCGGATGTATTTGCTGGACAACTGGTACCAGACGGGCATTATCGACCGCAAGGAGTACCGTCGTCGGCAGTTGTTTGCGCTGGCGAAGGATATTGCCACCCCGGACGAGGACCATGAGGCACGAGCCAAGCGTGTGGCAGATGCCATACGGTTAGGTGAGCAAGTTCCGCCCATGCGTTGGCAGGATAACGAAGCCATTCATCAGGACGTGCTGGAGCGGGATATCCTGTTGCAAGACGATCTCCCGATGGAAGTAATTGCCTTGGCAAACCAGCGGTGGACCGAGCTGGCGAACCAAGCCATGCAGAAGCAGGGGGGTGCCCCTGCGGCCCCGGCGGGGGGAGAACCCGTCACTTCGGCTGGGGCTGCGGCTAGCGTCCCAGCGATGCCACCCGGACAGCTTCCGTTAGCTGCCACCAACCCGCCCATCGGGGTCACCGGCGTCATGCAGGGACAACCCCCTGCCGCCGACAACGAAGGGGAGCGGTTGGCGCGGATGTCGGATGTCTTATCCATGCAGTAAGGAGCCTTTATGGATGTGAGGGACGCGATTTCGTCTGCTGCCGATGCAGCGATTGCTTCGTTGACGCCTGCGCCAGACGCGGTGATCGACGAGCCAACCCCTACCGCCGTGGCCGAAGCGCCACCCGAAGTAGAGGAAGAAGACGAAGCGCCAGAAGGAGACGTTGCCGAAGAGGAGGATGGCGAACAGGATACGGCCCCAGAAGGCTACGTGGTGGTCCCCGTTGTCAAGGACAAGCTGGCGACCGAATTCACGCTGATGGATGCCGAAGGGGAGGTCGAAATCCCCGAACTGCTGGTGGAGTACAAGGCTAACGGTAAGGTCCGGAAAGACCGGTTGGATCAGGTGGTCAAGCTGGCCCAGTTTGGCGTGTACAACCAAGAGCGCGAACAGCAAGTCAAGCAGATCGAAAGCCACGCGCAGACGCTGGAACAGGAGCGAGCGCAGCTGTACGAAGTGTTGGCCGAGCGGGAAGCGCAGATGGAGCGGCTGTTGCAGGACGAGGACTTTCTTGCCACCGTCCGGGACGCCTACGAACAGGAGAACAGTCCGGAGCGCCGATTGGCGCGGGTGGAGCAGGAAAAGCGTGACTTGCAAGTGCAGTACGAAATGGCTGATATTCAAGCCAGAGGGAACAGTTTCTATCAGAACGAGGTGGGGCCAGCACTAGCGTTGCTGGGGACAACCCTTCCGACCGTTTCGGTAGAGGAACTGGAAGAGCGATTTGCCTACGCGATGCAGGCGCACGTTGAGGTGGCTCCGAACGGACAGCCATACATCCCAGCGTCACGCTACGATGCGGTGCGAAGGTACATCCTTGACGACTTGGCTGGGTGGGCGCAGTTCCAGCATTCCCGCCGCTCTATGGCTACCTCGGTCCCTGAGACCAAGGCGCAGAAAGAGTTGGAACGGGCACAGGTGGACGCGCAAAAGGCCAAGCGAGCCGTTGGACAAGCGATGAAACCTATTGGTCGTGCAGCACGAGACGGGGGCAAGCCCCGCGTTGCTCGACCGGCTACCGTGGATGACGCCGTATCCAGTGCGCTGGATGAGGTTCTGTCATCACTTCGTTGACAAGGAGATGTAACCGATGCCGAACCCGACAGTAATTTCCGATAGTGAACTCAGCGGCCTGCTGAAGAACGTCTACAGCCAGTTCCGCGAGAAGGTGCAGAACCTCGTCACCCCGCTCCTCGCGCAGCTGGAGAAGGGCCGTGCTGGTGGCCCGCGCAACATGCGCTGGGGTGGTAACGATGTGTTTTTTGATGTGGTCGTTGGCCGTCCGTCTGGGGCCACGTTCTCGCAGGCTGGGTATTTCCCGCCTGATACGACCGCGACTGAAGTGCAGGCTCGCGCTGGGGTAGTCCGTGCCTACACCACCCGCCAGATTGACGGGCTGGCGTTTATCGGCACTCAGAGCAAAGATGCGGCCTTCACCACCATCGCCAAGAAGACGATGGAGGAAATCAAGGAGGCGTCCACGCTGCTCATGCAGCAGGCGTTGCACAACAAGCCGGACGGCATTGTTGCCAACATTACCTCGTACACCGCTGGCCCGCCGACGA